AAATGATTGTGGTTGTAAAAATGCCATGTTAATTTTCCTTGTTTATTACATTTGATTTCCGCCAGATGAGGCACGTTTTTTCCTTACCTTGTATCGAAGTGCATCTAGGTTATGGTCGGGACTATCTGTATCAAGATCATCGGGATCTCTTTTATCTCTTGGGGCTACTGGCAATAGCATTAATAGCCAAGGGCAGCTGCCTCCAGACCATATTCTTAATGCTGGCATTCCAGAGCCATCATGACCTGCTTTTAACATTTCACGTATCTGCTCCCAACCTGCTTTTCTACTACCGGATGACTTATCAGCTTTTTTCCAAGTAATGCCCATTGCACGCATTGAAACTTGTACTGAGTTACCATTCTCAACTGTCCATATGGCTGTATCAGCAGGTCCGCCAATGACTTTCCTACCTTTCAGTAATGGATGATTCATCTCGTAGTCTCTGATGTTAATTGCAACCTCTCTTGCCGTTAATCTCAATCCTACATTCACCTCTCCATTACATCCGTAATATTCGAGTATGCAAAATAGATCACCGCGAACAGTGGCAACATCATTACCATCTGCATCAATATAATCAGAGCCATCTGATTCTGCATACCAAACAACACTAAATGGTTTTGATGAACCCCAGTCAAATGATCGACTAATACGCCAAGTTTTTGGAATATCGAATGGTTTACATGTATTATGCTTCTCGCTCCATACATCGCTAAATAATCCGCCCGATACAATATCCCATGAACCATAAAGCCAAGCCTTTTTCAAGTTAGGACACTTTATAGCGAATAGCGATTTAACGTAATCATCGTCCATATGTGGATTCTCAAATACCGATGATGGAATGTGGCATCTCGCCTCTTTCACTTCATTTAGTATTGGTGCATATGCGTCTCCAGCAAGTATAAAGTACTTCTTAACCCATCCATGGCCGGGGCCACTCGGGTTAGTCGTTGATAGATACTGTAGCGGCATCTTTTCGCCGTCTGTGCCGTATGTGTCAGCTGATCTATTACATGACTTCATTACCTCATAGCATTCATCTGTAGGCCAGTTAGTGATCTCTTCCCATAATATCCAAGGGAACTCTTGACCGTGAAAGCCACTATAGTCATCAATACTATTAAACTTACGGAATATGAGTTCTTCACCAGTAGGCCAGACCCACTTAAGGTCGCCCTTACCGCTAAGAAAGCGTGCCTCTGGGTATAGCTCCCGAAATAAGCGCTTAGACTTACTAATAACGTCTTCTAAGTCTTGATAGTGAAGTCTAAATATTACCCCACGCCAACGAATCCCGTAACCCTTGTCGACATTTTTAGCGAATGAGATTATCGCTGTTTCAGTCTTACCACCCCCACGACTACCATGTAGCATTGTTTCACGGTAAGGTGAATTCAGAAATGCTGTTTGAGATCCCGGCAAAGCACTCCAGATGACTTTAGTCTCTAGTTCACTATTCGGGCTTTGCATCTATACACTCCTCAACAAACTCACTGCCGAATCTATCAACAGCCAATCGTCTTAAGTCCGCTTCATCTTTTGGAAGGCTAGATTGTGCATTTTTACCTATCTGAGCAAATATATCTTCTGTTATACCCGGGACCTCTACTGCAGCAATGGCCCTGTGTGTAATATTGATATTTTTCTCATCTTCTTTATTCCATCCTCTGATTTTACCTTTGCGGTCTAGAACGTATTCTATTGCGCGTTGATTGCCTTTTCGGAGGTTTTCTAGAAGCTTATCCTCTGCCATGTCAAGAAAGAATCCATCCCTCTCTTTGCCGGCATCGACCTTAGCTTTAAATTCAGGATCACTCTTCATCCATTTATTATAGCCAGACCTACTAATTATCTTGGAATCACGTATGCACTTAGACATACTATCTCCACTCTTATTGAAATATTCCAATAAAGAGGCTTTCTTCTCTTCAGTGCTACTCATAATTGCATCTCACAATTGATGTTTTGCATTCTAGTCTACATATAGCATCTCGCATATCTGCATCCTTTGTGCGTTATTAAAGTAACATAAAGCCCTTCATTTTCAACCTTGCTACACATTGCTCAAACTATGAGAATCAATATTTACGTTTTTATAAATAATGGTTTTTGTTGTACATTCAAATAAAAGCCAAGCACAAATGTATAAAAGTTTTAACGCTCGGGGTTGACAGACCTTTTTTTAGTGCTATATAATATATATGTATCCAAGAGAAAATGAGGCGCAGAGCCGCTTGATCGACAGCGCTCTCCCCAAGTCCCAAACCATAACATAGCCAAGCGAAGCGCCAAAGAAAAAAGACACAACCTGAATATAATCTATACATAATATAATATATAATCATAATATCTATAATATATATAATATACTTGTAATAGCAATAAGAATGATATATATTATAATATAATAATAAAGGAGAATATAATGGATAGAAGGGAAAAATGTAGAGATCACACAAATAAGTGCTCGAATGATCAATGTCAATCAAGGGATACTTATATTTACAGTTATGACGAAGCAAGAGAGTTGTGGCAATGCAGGAACTGTATGCACTATTGGTCACAAGAACAAATGTATATACCAGACACAGATGATTATATAGAAGACTTGCAAGATCAGAGGGCTCCGCTATCAGATAGAGCTAAGGAAATATTTGATGAAGAGATCTTCGACCCAATTATCGCTGCAACTATTGAGATAGAATCATACCATCAAAACAGAGGTTGAAGTAATTAATATTGGTGGTATTATAATTACACAAGGGATGCTCTCCAAGTAGTCCTCATGATTAATGGTTCTCATCGATTATGGAAGCTAAGAGACTAAATTACGACATTGCGAATCAATTTTGATGACGCAAACACTTCTGGAAAGGTCCAACAGCGATAAAAGAGAGTCATAGGTTTTACTTCTCCTTTGCCCTATGGCTCTCTGTCTTTTTTAGTATATGAGATGGCCGGTAACCCCACTGGGAGGGGGTGCTATGACGATAGAGAGGTAGGTTCGATTCCTGCACCGCCACCATCTTTTTAATAAGAGATCTTAGATCACTGAAGCTGGTAAAGTTTGTGATTAAAGCAGAGCACTTCTAATCCCTATTAGCTCTGTTGTGAATAGGGTAAGGCCAGCACATTTTATATGGCAAACATAAGTAATGATAACAGCATGACGATTCTGTTTAGTTTATGGCTCTGGTGTAGTGTTAACACACCTGCTTAGTAGGCAGGAGATGCTTGGTTCAAATCCAAGGAGTGCCCCCAATTTGAACGACAAGGAATCGCTACCCTAGTTCACTACCAACGCCCGTCACCCATCTTAATTGAGGGTAGGCGGGCTTTTTTATGTCTAGATCATATGCTTAGAGGCCCATAGAAGCCCTCTAATGAAACTAAGGTTGATAAATGAACTTGATCCTATATATTATCAATTGACGCTCTTAGAAGGCGTTAGCTTGCCAAATAATATTATATGACAAACATTAATACAAATCAAGGAGCCATTCATGGCACATGATATCACAACCGCATTTATCCCACAAATCCAAAACCCATACATCAATGAGAAGAGTACTATTCTTTCTCGTCTATGGCGTTCTGGTCTTGTTACAAGCAATAGTGACCTGAACACTCAAGTCAATTCTAATGCTGGTAATGTATACATCACTCCTTTTAATAAATCAATTCGTGATGCTGGGCAGCGTCCTGTAGTTGGTTCGCACACACTATCAACTAAGCTTGCTCCTCAGCCTCTTAGTGACGGTGTGTACCAGACTCAAGGCACTGCACGCGCCCAATCTTGGAATGTTTCTGATTTGAATCAAATTATCATTGGTAATGATCCAGTGAATGCACTAACCTCTGAAGTCGCTGACTACTGGGTTGATGAATATCAGTACAATCTTATCTCTGTTACTAGTGGCCTACTTAAGGACAATGTTTCTAATGATTCTGGTGATATGATTCATAATGTATATTCTGACGTTGCTTCGCCTGCTGCTGGTAATCTTATTAGTGCAGACGCGGTGATTGATGCACAGCACACTATGGGCGATCATCGTGGTAAGCTCAATGCTATCATGATGCACTCTAGCACTCGTAAGCAACTTGAGAAAGATGAGCCAAATAACTTCATTCCTGCATCTGCAACTAATATCGGCTTTGACACTTATCTCGGAATGGTTATTCTTGAAGATGACGGCATGCCTGTTAATGCAGACGGTGCTACACCTACGAATACAGACGCATATGACACATACCTATTTGGTGCTGATGTCTTCCAGTATGCCTCTGACAAGCGCCTTCGTGGTGAAGAGTGGGATCGTGACATTACTTCTGGTAATGGTATGGGCGAAGACTTCCTAGTTACTCGTCGTAAATACGTGATGCACCCTGCTGGCTTCGATCTGTCTGTCACTAATCCTGAAGATCTTGTCACTGACGCTATCTGGGAAGCTGGTACAAACTGGGATCGTAAAGTTACTTCTCGCAAATCAATTCCTATTGCTGTACTTCGTCACAACGTACTGTAAGCGGTAATTTAATGGCTATCTCTTATTATTGGAGGTAGCCCTTTTTTTGTTCAAATGAATTAAGGAGTGCAGAATGCCAGAAAAAAAACTAAGTAAAGACGAGCTTAAAAAGCAAGTCGCAAAAACACAAAAGCAAATAGAAGATTTAGAGAAAAAAGAGAAGCAAGCAAGAGAGAAAAAAGATAAAATGCGCTTTGCTAAACAAAAGCAAGCGGGATTATCGTACTCTCAGAAGCGAGTTAATTTAAAAAGAATGTGTAAGGACTCTGTTGGTATTGTATCACATGCATGTCGATTAATACTTAAGGATTTAGTCTCAGAGCATGAAGAAGCTCTCATTAAAGCTGTAATGAAATATTCAGAAGATAAGAGTAAGGATGCTGCAGAGGCTACCAAGAAGGCGCAGAAAGCTCAGGAAGAAGCTCAAGAGCAAGAAGAAGAATCTAAAGAAGAACCTGAAGATAAGTAAGTAATAGGAGGGCCATTCAATGGCACACAAATTTAAAACTGATGCCCTTAGGTACGCCTATTGGCGTTTGGAATATGATATCAGCAACCAATATATCAGGGATGTTTAGGAATTCTGGTAATTTCAATGAAGATGTCGGTCCTTGGAATGTAGAAAATGTCACCCATATGAGTCATACTTTTGCTGGAGCATCTACATTCAATAAAGATATTGGCTCTTGGGATGTGCGGAAAGTCATTACTATGCATAGTATGTTTGGTGATGCGGATTCCTTTAATCAATATATTGGTGATTGGCAGTTAGATGCTATATTAGACTTATCTTGGATGTTTACAGGTAATAGCGTATTCGATCAAGATATTGGTGGATGGGGTGTGGGAACATGTACTAACTTCAGTAATATGTTTAGTGGTGCAACCTCATTCAATCAGTATTTGCCGTGGGATTTTTCAAGTGCTACAAATCTCAATACTATGCTAGATAACTGTGGTATGAGTACTGCCAACTTTGACTCTTTCTTAGTTAATTTAAATTCTCAAGCCGCAGACCTCACAGTAGGATTAAATCTTGGAGCTCAGGGACTTACATATACTAGCGCAGGAGCTGGAGGCACAGCCCTTACTGCTCTAATGGGAGCCCCGGCATTTATGACATTTACAGGAGTGACTGGAGTATGAGTTGTGATCATGATACACTAACAAATTTAGATCTCAGCAATAAAGAATACACTTTGATTTATTGCAGCAATTTCGTAGCGGCCGACTTTACCAAGAAGGTAATGGGTCGACATAATATAGAAAGCTTTACTACTTATTCAGCATGGGAATCTAGAGTTAGTACTTTGAGTCTCACAGTTGGATTGGATTATAGCGTTAAATTCCTCGAGCAGGGAGCAGTCCCAACTCAATCGGAACTTGATTCAATTATCTCAGCAGTATGGACTCTAGATGATATAGAATTAATTAGGCGAATGGAATCTCTTGGTCATAGTAGCCCATAGTGCTGATAAATAACTTTAAATAAGGAGCTGACTTATGTCATGCGATGATAATTTTAATTTCGATAATTCAGAGGAAGGCTCCTGCTCAGGCGTTGATGTGGGGAATCACTGGCTCATCAATGGATTGTATACAGATGAAGACTTAGCGCCATTGCCCATTACTTCTGGCACTATGCAGATGGTTATAGAAGATGGAGAGGGAAGTCCGTTACTCACCTTAGACGAGGTGCTTGATAGGACTATCACTGGCATTTTTATCAATGATGGAGCTGGAGGTGATTTCGATCTACAGATAAGCGGTGCAGATTCAACTATAGTCGGTGAAGGTGCTTTCCCATATAAGATAACATATACAGACAATACAATAGTGAATAGATTATCGTATGGTAATATTTGCTTTCTGAAAGAGGACATTTAAAATGGCTGTTACATCTACTAACGGAGGTCATCGGATAATCTTTGCTAGTAAAGGTGTTCAGGGACCCAAAGGCGATGACGGAGCTGATGGCTCAGGTGGTGTCTGGGGGTCAATTACTGGTGATATAAATACTCAGACTGACTTACAAAATCAACTGGCAGCTAAGAAAGATGACTTCACGGAAAATACAGGATTCAATAAGAATTTTGGCTCTACTACAGGTACAGCTTGTCAGGGAGACGACTCACGACTAAGCGATTCTCGAACTCCTACAGCACATACTCATTTAGAGTCTGAGATAACTGACTTAGACAAATACACCCAACTCCAAGTTGATACATCATTGGCCTTAAAGGAAGATTCTTTTGTAAAGCAATCAGCCTTTAATAAAGATTTTGGTGTTTCCGTTAGCACTGTCTGTGAAGGTAATGATTCTAGACTATCAGATGCCAGAACTCCATTAGCTCATACACATCTTGAAGTAGATATTACTGATTTAGACAGGTATACTCAGGCTCAAGTTGATGCAGCGCTAGCTCTAAAGGAAGATAGCTTCACAAAGAATACAGCCTTCAATACTAACTTTGGTGCTCTAGTAAGTACTACATGCGAAGGGAATGATCCTCGCCTCAGCGACAATAGAGACCCTAACGCACACACTCACTTAGAAGTTGACATTACGGATCTTGACAAATATACTCAGTCAGAGGTTAATGTCCTACTTAATGGCAAGGAGGATTCCTTTTCCAAGAATACTGCTTTTAATAAGAATTTTGGATCTGCCGCCAGTACAGTCTGCGAAGGTAATGATGCAAGAGTAGTCAACTCAGTCACCTCAACGAATGTCATAACCAATGATTCTATCGTACTTGGTGATGGAGGTAGTCGAGGAGTTAAGGAGGCTGGCACTGGCACAACTATTACACATTCGGGCCACTTGGATTTGGATTCTCTTATAGTAAATGAGATCTCAGAGCCGTCAACACCAGCAACAGGAAAAGCCAATCTCTTCCTAGATTCGGGCGACGGCGAACTAAAGGCTAAGTTTGATGATGGCGCAATTAAGGAGCTTGGTGTAAATTTCAGAGAGAATTTAATTATTGATGGGCAGTTCAATCACTGGGATGACGGAGCAGGACCCTTTACAGCAACGGGCTATACTGCCACAATGTGGTATAATGACATTTCTGGGATGATATCACCACAAGTTCAAAGAGTAGCACACACAGCGGCCTCAAACGGACCATACTATACCGAAATAAAAAGCACCGTTAGTGATACGGTAAATGATTTTCATATTTTTAGGTTTAGGCATCGCCAAAGATCCGTACAGCATATTCTTGGCCGTGACATAACCCTTAAAATACGAGTTCGCGGGTCAGTTGCTGGAGATGTTGGCTTTAGGATGTCGGGCACTAGTTTGACAGCGCAAGCTGAGATAATATCAATTACTACATCTTTTGCAGATTACATTGTGACAATACCTATAAATACACGCGCTACAGTTGCTGCTAGTGATAATATCGACTTTAATTTCGATAAATACTTGGGCACTACTCATTCAATCGGCTATACGACGAACCCAACATATGAGGGTACCTTGGATATAGATGAGGTATCTATTCTTGAGGGCTCAAATGAATTTAATGGTATATGGCCCACTCCCGAAGAAGAGAGGATGAGAATAGGATCATATTATGAGAATAGCTATAATGATGGTACATCTCCGGGGGCCTCTACAAATGCGGGAGCGGTCCTATATCAAGCTAATACAGCCAGTTCTGCAAATCACCCTAAATTTATACCCTTGCTAGCAAAAAAAATAACCACCCCGACAGTTAATATATACTCAACAACGGGGGCGATAAATAATATCAGGAACGTATCAGCAGCCACAGATTATGCTGCTAATGCCATATACGTTGGCAATTCATCTTTTGTTGGTTGGGTAAATCCAAATCAAGCGTTTGCGGAAACGGACCTAATAGGCTTTCACTATGTAGTAGATTCGAGGTTATAAAATGAGCTATAAATACACAGATCAAGAAGAGACTAGATGTATAAATACAATCACGGGCTCTAATCATGCTAAAGGCAATTGGACTTGGCGCGCAGTTAAGAGGTGGCTGGCTGCCGATCCTAACAATGAGATTGAAGCTTATAGAACTCAGAGTGAGCTGGATCAAGATTCTACATCTAAGTTAATTAGAGACAGGCGTAAATTAAAGCGCCTCTTTGCTGAATATGAACAGAGTGTAATTGATCATAGTATGTCTATTGAATTAACGCTATCAAGAGCCCTAATTGAGGCGCGAGTAGCAACCAAGGAGGATCTACCGGCAGCTAAGGCTACTAGGCAGTGGATAAAGCGGCTATATGGCTCTAAATCCGATGAGGCTAATCACTCTGGCTCATACCACTCTCAAAGGAAGAGCCTAATAGCTGGTGAGCAACCTACTTATAAGTTTGATGACATGCCCACTCTAGATTATGACTTTTATGATCTTTCAGAGGAGAGGGAGGAATTCCTTAACAGAACTTAAACCGAGACATTATAAGGATAATAAATATGAGTGTTTCACTTACACAAATTCAAAATCAAATAACATTTGCTCAGAAGGGAGTTAGAGGGCTTACTGGGCCGCAGGGCATTCAAGGTATACAGGGTGAACAGGGCATACAAGGCATTCCCGGTGATTGGGGGGATATCGGAGGGACCCTGAGCAACCAAGTTGACCTCCAGAGTGCACTAGATGGCAAGATGGAGCCGGGCGATAGCATAAGTACATTGACTAACGATTCAAATTTTACATCCAATGGAGAAGATGTAATCCTTACTGCTCTGGGTGATGGAGATAAATTCTCTTCCGATGATGGTACTTATAAAGTTCCACCTCAGTCTGGAACTACCACCATGAGGGCAGAGGCTGGAATTACTGGACCTCCCAGTGATGGTAGAGTTAGGTGGAGTAATGCTACTCAAATAAATGCCACTCAGCTATTCATGTCTGAAAAGAATGCTGAAGGAGATGATCTACAGAATTATCTTTCAGCGCTGGAGATAAATGATGGGATATATCTTCAAAATTCAGGAGATGCAGGTCAATATCAATCATGGAATATAGCAGGAATAACTGATAGTGGAACCTACAAGACATTAGATGTAGGTTTATTGCAATCAGCTGGCGGCAACTTCTCCACTAGTGGGCAAGGTCAATCGTTATTAATGACAATTAAGAAAGGCGCAGCAGCTGTGAGTCAATTACAGCAGGCCCAAACTGAAATTGCAACATCTCCCACAATTGAATCCGTAAAGCCCGAAGATTACTTCACGTTTTATGATGCGTCAGAAGCAAATATAAGAATCACCCAATATAGGAATATATACGGTGATAGGGTTGTCGTAAATACATTAAGTGATTTAGATGACTTCTTAAATGCTGGTGTATATGAATTACCCGCTAATGTGTATGAATTTAATGGGGATATAAATTTCGGGACAAGCAGAATCCTCTTAACCGAAGCCAATAAAACATACTTTTTGTGCGGTGTAGCTCTACCCACTGTAACATACACAGGATCGAGCTCATTTATAACTACATCTCAAACAGGTGTATCACTAAAGTTATTTGGGCTTTTCTTCACTACACCAAGTTCGACTTGTGTTGATTTAGCAAATGGCAATAGCTTTATTGCTGACTTTGCAGGTTGGGTGGGTTGTCAAAAAGCAGCCAATATAGACACCTTTGCCTTTATATCATATAGTACGGTTCTAGTTATTGCATGCGGTGATGGCACTACAGCCGATAGTGTCGGGTCGATTAATATGAGCTTTCCTCAATTTAATAATAACACTAATACAGGCGGGTGCTTTATAAGAGCTCTTGGCGCTTCAAGTGAAAGATTAATTGCAACTACAATAGATGCGCGTCCAGAGTCTACGGAGTGCTTTATTGATATTGACGCTACTTACGGTGGTGATATTGCAATGGGTACTGGGGTAATGAAAACTGGCGGAGGTACATTCTTTAGTGGATCTGGTCGAGATCAAAGTGATGTAGATGTAGATGTGCAAGGTATAAAGAATGTCACCAATAGTAAAGTATTTGCAAATGCTCACTTTGATGGGAATACTCTTGACACGGTAGTCTCTGCAATAGATACTCCTGCTAAGATAAATGCAGGTGGTGGAGGCTGGACTGATGTTGGCAGGTCTAGGTTTAATTTTGATTCCTCTGGTAGATGGACCTATATAGGTAAGGAAACTATCACTAAGTTCACTATACTGGCAGCTACAGTAGATCCCGTTGGTGGCGGAACTAAAGATGTATCTATATACCTAGCTAAAAATGGCACTATAATTGCAACATCAAGAGGTGAAGCCTCTGCTTCTGCTGGGTCTCAGATTGTCTCATTTGCGAATATATCCCTAGCTACAAATGATTATGTTGAGTGTTTTGTAGAGAATAACACAGATGCCGCTGATATATTAGTTAGAAATGCATCATTTGATGACACCTAAGATAAATCTCTCAATGTACCTTCAACTTCAATCATAATAAAATAGGCGATAAGACATGAATATGAAATATTTCAGTGGCATCTTAGCGGTAGTAATGAGTGCTGCATTAATCGGAATGGCCACGATGGTCATGGGGGCAACCTCAGCCAATATAGAGCAATCAATATTAATAAAAAATAACAGTAATCATATACAGAGTAGCGCAATTATAGCATCAGCCTTCCGTACAAGGATAGTTGACATTGAGAAGGACTCTATAACAAGACTCGCTATTCTGAAAAATCTAACAGCAGCGGTAAAGGATTTAAATGACACGACTAAAGAGTTAGCCCGGCTCATATCTCACATTAAGATCCTAGAAGAGAAAATTAAACATTTAGAGGAGAGGCCATAATGTTAATTACGGATCCAACAGACCCAGACTTTGAATCATATTGCACGGTAGCCGAGGCAGATCAAATACTAGCAGAGAGAGATGCGGATTTAGACTGGAAGTGCATGACAACCGTTCAGAAAGAAGTCCAACTTAGATTAGCCTCAGAATACTTAGACAATAAATATCATTTCATAGGATGTAAGACAGATGTCAACCAACCAATGGAGTGGCCCCGTAGTCTTACTGGATTATCGGATGTATTGCCTAGTAGGCTTAAGAAGGCAACAGCGATTCTTGGCAAAGACGCAAAATCATTAAACCTTTATGATAATGTTGCTGGATCAACTAGCAATCAATTAATCAAGAGTGCTGCTGGTCAATTAGGTCCAATGAGTGATGATACATCTTACTTCAAGCAAGCGGCTGGCGATACTGTCACACAGAATAAATTCATTGAGGTGAAAAATATAATTAGACCTCTCGTGCAATCAGATACATTACTAAGGGGATAATATGGCAAATGCAAATGATATTAAATTCCTTGGTATTGCTACTAGGCTTCTAGATAAGTTCGGAACCCCCGGAGTATTGACACTCAAGTCAGAGGGTGAACTCAATCCGTATACAGGTGAAGTCACTCTTAATGACAGTGTAATAAGCGTACCAAAAGTATCACCGCCTGTTTATTATACAACTGATGATATTGATGGCGTCTTAGTGGTTCAAGGAGACTATAAATTATATGTGGCACGAAGCGATTCTGTCACTTCTCTGTCTGTGGTTGACTCGGTGTCAATCAATGGGCTAGTTGCAGATGTAATTAAGGTTAGCCCATATTACTCTGGTGAAGAGATAGCAGCATGGGAGCTTCAATGTAGATCACAAAATAAATCTCCACAAGTAATCAAGCCAGTAGAGCCTACTAGACCACCTAACGCACCCGCTAATACACTTGCACCTACAATAGACACTAAAGTCGACGACGCTACGTTAATTGCTTTTATTAATAGAGGCGATTGGACCGGCCACAATATAGTCTTTACCTACCAATGGTACAGTGATGCTATTTTGATAAGTGGAGCCACTAGAGAGGTGTATACAGTACAACCTGCAGACCTTGGCACTACTCTTACATGTGATATCACAGGAACAGGCAGCGATGGTGACTTAACCGTAACAACAGTAGGATACCCCGTATAATGCCTAATAACTTCAAACAACTCAAGAAATCCTTTGAGAAGATGGTTGGCAATATCGGACAGAAGACCAAGGCCAACAAGTTTAATCTAGGGTCGTTAAATGATATTAATCGAACAGTGAATAATAAATCATCTGAGCGAGAGTCAAATGAGCTAATTTCAGGTGGTATGGTAGATATGCAAGCTATGATTGCCACTAGGTTTATGGAGTTACTGAGTATAGAAACCCCAAAGAGAAAAGGCTTCTTGAACGGAGGGTGGACTTCTAGCCCTGTTGAGATAACAGATAGAGTTAACCTTTCATCGCAGCCAATCAGCTCTGAAATAGAGAATATTATATCCCTCTCAGAGCAGGGTAACATAGTCATCGACATCCGTAATGGGGTTGAATATGCGCGGTATGTGAACTATGGTACTAATCGATCAGAGGCACGAATGTTCGTTGAATTGGCAATAGCTCAACTGCAGAGGGAATTACGCTCACAAGGCTCCCATCTAAACGCAAGAGGTAACTAATGTCCTATACGAAAATAACACGATGTGATGCAATCAGATTCTTGCAAAGCCAAATGCAGGAGGCTCTATATGATATTAGAGTCCAAACTGGCAAGACGATACGATGCGCATACGATAACGTCAAAATTGATGAGGGTGATGACACTTTCATTCGATTCACAATTAACTTTAATGCCATTCCTGAGCGACTTACACACGACATCCAACGGCAAGCGGGTATCGCAGTTTGTAGAGTCTCAACTAAGGTTGGCGTTGGTTCGTTTGAATCGGCCCAAATAACCGACATAATTGAAAGTTCATTTACTAATTTAGAGTGGACTGACGATTCTTTAAAGATTGATCGTGTCGGCATAACAAACCTCGGTGTAGAGGATTCCCACTATAGTGAAAATGTAAGTATTCATTTCGAGTACTTCAAATAAGGAAAATAAAACATGGCTGATAATATTAATAGCACAGCAAAATCCGGCTTAGGTGCAGCCCTCGTAGTTGATGGGCAGCAATTTCCGGCGGCATGGCGTCCAGATGCGGCTAATTTTACCCGCAATACGCTTGATGCGTCACACGCACAAACAACTAACTTCCGCGCAACCATCCTCGATGAACTTGCAGAGGAGATGACTGTCACAGGCTCATTCTTATTCGACCCTAAACTACAAGATCTTGTAGATCTAATGACATCTCAGGGCGTTAATCAAATTCGTGACATTTATGTCATGCTCCCTAAATCATCTGATGCGCAAGGCGTAACAACTGAAAATGGCTTTATCCACATGCCTCAAGGCCGCCTTGGTCTTGGTACATTGAATCTTGCCTATGATGACATCATGGAGTCTGATTTTACTGCCGCTTCTGGTGAGAGTGAAGTAACTATTGAAGCTCAGAAAGTAGTTGCCGGTAATGTTCCGACAGCCACAACCTTCTCAACATCCAACCTAGCGAGTACAGTAGATGGCGACATTGTTGCTGCTCTAGACTATCCGACTGGCCTATCTCATGGTCCGGCGATCTTCTTTGATCTCGGTGGTGCGGATGTTTCTGAATTCTACATTGAAGGTAAGTTCATTAAAGCTAATTCCACTGTCTCAACTGGCATAAAAGCATTAACAGTATCTGTTGCTGGATATCGTGCTTGGGCCGAGGAGGATACAGTAAGTCACTTAACTGGCGAAGTTGTAGGCTTTACCCTTACATAATAGTACTGGGCCACTCCTTAATTGGGGTGGCCTTTTGTCGTACATAGAAAAAGGATGGTATTGAATGAGCAAGAAAAAAGAAGCAGTAGCGCCTGAGTTGACTTTTAGAGAGAAGCTAGCAGCGGCTAAGGAAAAAGATTGGTCGGCGAGATCATTTGAAGTTTCAGCGTTTGAGATTGAAGAGGATTTAAAGCTCTACATAACAGCCTTACAATCCAGCGACTACAAGCAGGTTATTGATCTTTACAGGAAAGGCGAAGCTGAAGAGAATGAGGCCCTTAAGAAGTTTTCATTAATTATCATGGTGGCTAAAGATAAAGATGGCAACTTATGCTTCACAGAGGATGATGTTGAATTCCTAGATTCTTTAGGACATAGATTTTATAGTAGATTAGTAACTCCGGCTAACCACTTTAGTGGAATAGGAGAAGATTTTAGAGTCTTAAAAAAGACGAGTTAATCAACGACCCATATTATGATTTTTACTTTGATTTAATACATGGTCCCTATCAAGGTAAGTCGTTGAGTGAAGTTCGAGCTCTCCCTATGCAGGAGATCATAGAATGGAAGATGAGATGGAATAGATGTCCATGGGGGCCAAAGATAGATGATAGACGCAATAGGCAACTAGTAAGCCTACTTGCCGGGAATTTTAAAGATTTAGATACCTCTGACTGGCACTTTGATAAAACTGAAGATATAAAGCATGAGATACAGAGAGAGGAGGCTAATGTGGCCTACAATGAAGCTATAGACATGGAAGATAATATCAAGTGGCAGCATGAGCAATTAGCCGTGTTAGCTAAAAAATACGGTAGTAAGAAAAGCTCATAAGGAGGATTTATGTGGCAGTTAGAAGTAGGCATTGAGCCCCTCAACGCTAAAAGCTTTCTCAAGGGAATGGATGGGATTGTTGATAGCCTTAAGGAGGGTGAAGATGAGGGAGGTAAATTTGATAAAGCAATGACCGGAGTAGCTGGTACTGTAGATGATCTAGTTTTTGTTTTTGGTGCATTAGCCGGAGTTATTGCGGCAACCAACGGTTTTTTAAATAAAGCAACAGAAGAATATGCTCAGCTGCAAGATACCATGGTAGCAGTCAAGCGTATTGCGGGATTAACTGGTGAGGACGTAGAGGCCCTAACTGATAAGTTTACGAGCTTAGCGATAGCGACAGGACAAACTCAAGAAGAGATTGCAAAGTTTGCTGAGACTGGTGCAAGATTTGGCTTAAAGGGCGAAGATGAGATTAACTCATTCGCAGAAACAATGTCTAGATTCGGTGCAGTTGCCGGTGGTGTGACAGAAGCTACAGTTAAGCAATTTGCTCGTATTAACACACTTACTGGCGGCACAGCAGATGACTTTGATAATCTAGCCAATGCTCTAGTCGTCTTAGGTAATAACTTTGCTACCAGTGAAGATGCTATAGCCAGAACGGCATCAAGACTAGCTCAGGACTTGGCACAATTTGAAGTATCAAGTGAGTTTGTTCTTGGCTTGGGTACAGCAATGGATGCTCTTGGCGTAAATGCTGAGAGAGGCGGTACGGCCATGCAGAGACTAACGGCAAACTTAGTTCAAGTGAGAGATCAGGGCGGACCAGTGTTTGCCTCTCTTGCATCATTAGCAGGACAGACGGCAGTCGCATTTGATAAGATGGTTAAAGCGGACCCGGCAGCTGCAGCCTTAGAATTGGCGAGAAACGGCGCTGAAACTAACGAAGTAATGAAATTGCTTAATATCAACTCAGTTAGAGCCAATGCAGTATTTGGTGCCCTAAGTAAGAATTCTGACACTCTTGGCGATGCCATGGACCTTGCAGCCGATAAGATTCAGGGTACTGGTGATCTTATGGAGCAATCTGAATTACAGGCGAATTCACTTGCTAATGTATTGAAGCGTGTCGAAAATGCTCAAAAGGCTGTTAATCAATCATTTGCTC